ACTACTGGCACGGACTTGAACCACACCTATTCTACAAACGCCAGTAACTTTACGTTTAGTAACGGAGGCACAGAACGACTCAGGATAAATTCGGGTGGCTCTGTTGCTGTCGGGGGAACGTCATTTAATGCGTATCAAGATGGCTCAGATCAATACGAGTTTAATATTTATAATAATGGTCAATTTGCGGCTTCTGTAAATAACGCAATAGTTGGGTATATAAATCGGCAAAATGGCGATGGCGAACTTTTGTCATTCCGCAAAGACGGCTCCTCTGTGGGGGGTATTAGCACGAGATATGGTTATTTGAACATTGGCGAAGGGGATGTGGGTTTAGCATTTAGGGGTTCTTCAGATTATATTTTACCTTGGAATCCTAGCACAAACGATACTAGAGACAATGCTATAGACATTGGTGATGTATCTTACCGTTTTAAAGACATCTACTTGAGTTCGGGCATAAAAAATTCTGGTGATCTTACCGTAGATGTCGGTGGGAATATTAATCTTGATGCCGATGGGGGCTATATAACTTTTAAAGATGCAGGAACTCATTTTGGAACTGTTGTAAACAGTAGTACCAACGCAGAATTTCGAGCAATTTTAAATGTACATTTACGTCCAAATGACGGAACGTCAGCTACATCCAATTATATTTGGAATCAAGGCCATGTTACACCTTGGGTAAATACTTATTTTGATCTTGGTAATTCAAGCTACGGATGGAAAGATTTATATCTTACAGATAAAATCTACCACCAAGGTGACACTGATTGCTATATGGCGTTTGGGACGGATACATTTAATTTTTATACGGCAGGTACTTTAGCTTTTAACATATCTTCTTCATGGTTAACCATGCAAGCGCCAAACTACAATTACTATAATTACTTTGATGAAAGCTCACAACTAACTGGCACAACCCCAACGATAAACGCAGCAAACTCAGGTGTGTTCTATCTAACACTATCTGGCAATACTACTTTTACTTTTACTGACACTTCAAATGATTGGGGCGTAGGGTTTGTTTTATATCTTACAGGAAACGGCTCAACGGTCACATGGCCTAACTCAGTAAAATGGGCAGGTGGTAGTGCACCAGATGCCCCTGCAAATGGCGAAACAGATGTTTTAGTTTTTCATACACGAACTGGTAGTACTTGGATCGGCGCTCTAGCAGTCGATGCCTATTCATAAGAAAGGAAATCAAATGGCTGAAGATAAAAAGGTCATCGCGATTGACGATGTGGAATACACAGAAGATCAGTTGGATGATAAACAAAAGATGATGGTTAATCATATTAACTCACTACAACAAAAAATAAGCAATGCAGAGTTTAACTTAGATCAACTAAAAGTAGGTCAGGATGGCTTTATAAAAATGCTTAAAGAGAGCCTAAAAGAAAAAGACAAAGCAGCGTAAGGAGTAACTTATGTCGTTTGGGTTTACATCGTTTGCGGATAGTACGTTTGGGGGAAGTGGCTCTCAAAATGTAAGCCCCCCGATTACAGGTTTAGTCGGTGCAAGTGGTGTAGGTTCTGTCACTATTTCAGCAGAGGCTAACGTCTCTCCAACAGGACTCTCAGGCACAGGACAAGTTGGTACTGTTGTTGCCACCCCTAGAATTGTTGTTAGCGTTACAGGAGTTGAAGGACAAGGTCGTCCAGGCAGTATGTCTACTGGTGGTAATGCTTTCGTAGTACCAACAGGAATAGAGGCCGTTGGGCAAGTTGGTACGATTTCTCATGTATCAAACGTTTCAGTCTTACCCTCTGGTATTAGCGGTACAGGTACAGTAGGGGATGCTGCAATATCTGCCGATGCAACAATACCTATCTCTTCAGGTTTAACAGCAACTGGTGGTGTCGATTCTGTAACAGTAGCCGCTAGTTCTAATGTTCCACCTACAGGTATAGCTGCCACTGGTGGTGTAGGTTCTGTAGCGATTTCTGCTGATGCTAATATAGATGTCACTGGTTCTGATGGTACAGGTACAGTTGGCTCCGTAACCGCAACTGGCGGGGCTGTTGTGTCTCCGACAGGTATAGCTGCTACTGGCGGTGTGGGATCAGTAGTTGTGACACCCCGTGTTGTTGTTTCTCCAACGGGAGTTTCAGTCACTGGTACGGTAGGTTCGCTAACAATTTCTGCGGGAGCAGGGGTCACTCTTGAGGGGGTTTCGGCAACTGGTGAGGTGACATCTCCGATTATTTGGGGTAGAGTAGTTCCAAATCCAAGTACAACTTGGTCTGAAGAAACACCAAACCCAAGCACAACTTGGACGGACATAGCTGCATAAGGATAAGTAAATGCCAAGCACATATACAACAAATGGTGGTATAGAAAAGATTGCTTCAGGGGAACAGTCTGGTACATGGGGTACTACGACCAATACCAACTTTGATATCATAGATCGTTTAACTGATGGTGTAGGCTCTATATCTCTTTCGGGTACTTCTTCTAACCTTCAAACAACTGATGGTACTTTGTCTGACGGGATGTATAAGGTTCTCGTTCTATCGGGTAGCCCTTCTGGAACTCATACCATTACAGTTTTGCCAAACAATGCTCAAAAGCTTTATTTTGTTGACAACAATTCGGGGCAATCTTGTATCTTCTCACAAGGGTCAGGAGCCAACGTAACAGTAGAAAACGGAAAAACTGCTATCTTGTACTGTAACGGTGCAGGATCTGGAGCTGCGGTAAGTCAAATAATTGATACATCTTCTCTTATTGATTTTGGAATAACCTCCACTTCTGCGGAATTAAACCTACTTGATAGTTCGGCTGCGGGAACAATCGTAAATAGTAAGGGTGTAATTTATGGTTCTTCTGGTGAGGTTAATGCAACTACGTTACAGATTGCAGGGGCGTCTATCACTTCTACTGCCGCAGAACTAAATTACAATGACATCACAACTCTTGGTACTTCTCAAGCAAGCAAGGTTGTTACGGCAGATGCAAATGGCGTGGTCACGTTTGACAATAGTACGATTACAGAAAGCACTGCGATCACGAGTAGCTCTAATGCAGCAACAATAAATCTACGTGATGGCGATAACTTTACGCACACTTTATCTGAAAATGTAACTTATACTTTCAGCAACCCTGCCTCGTCTGGCAAGGTTAGCGTATTCAGTTTAAAAGTTACGCAAGACAGTACAGCAAGAAGTATCACTTGGCCTGCTAGTGTAGATTGGGCTTCGGCTACAGCGCCAACTTTAACGACAACATCAGGCGGCGTGGATGTGTTTGTATTTGCAACTTATGACGGCGGCAGTACATATTATGGATTTACCGCAGGTCAGGCAATGGGATAAATAAATGACTAACGTTAAAAAATTACTTATGGCAGCAGCAGGTGCAGCAGGTGGGGCAGTTCTAGATGTAGATGATGTGTTTAACACATTTCTAGCTACTGGTAGTGGAAGCGGATCTCTTACGATAAATCCTGGTATTGATTTAGCTACAGAAGGAGGGATGGTTTGGAGCAAAAGTAGAAATAATTCTTACAACCATAACATATTTGATCCAGGGTTAGGGACTGGGGCTTATCATCAGCCTAATAACGGAGCACCAATTAATACAGGCGCTAACTATTCCTTTACGTCAACAGGTCTTACTGACGCTTATAACAACGCTGCGGGGAGCGACGTTGTCTGGTGGAATTTTCGCAAGGCTAATAAATTTTTTGACATACAAACATGGAGCGGCAACGGATCATCTGGGAGAACAATTTCCCATAATCTAGGCACTACACCAGGATTCATTATGGTGAAAAGGACAAACGGTACATATGATTGGGTATGTTACCATAGAAGTCTGTCCGCAGGTTACGTTTTATACCTTAACCTATACGATACACAAGATAACAATCCTGCGGCATTTACAACAACTTTGCCAACATCTTCTGTTTTCTCTGTTGGAGATAATAACAAGACTAATGAAACTGGTGGAACCTATGTAGCCTACATATTTGCGCACAACAATAATGACGGTGAGTTTGGCCCAAACAGTGATCAAGATATTATTAAATGCGGTTCTTTTTCCTCAACTAACGGACAAGTTACAAACGTTGACCTTGGATTTGAGCCGCAGTGGATGTTAATAAAAAAATTAGGTGGTTATGGTGGTGAGTGGTATTTGACAGATACAGCAAGAGGAATGCCCGTCTTACAGCCTAGAACTCGTACAGATTACAAAACTGCAAGGCTATTCGCAAGAAGTGATAACACTGAAAGTCTTGATTGGTTACTAGGCGCTCAATCCTATACAACTCAAAACGGTTTTAGTTTTTACAATCAGTTTGGGACAGATACATGGGCTTACATTGCAATACGGCGCGGCCCGTTAGCACAACCTGAAACAGCGAGTTCTGTGTTTAATTGCCAATACAGAGGTGCGGCTGCTGATAATCAAAAACCTCTCTTTAGAACAAACCGCAAAGCGGATGCTATGTTAAGAACTTACCTTCCTGGTAATTCAGCTTCTTTTCCGCAAATGAGTAGTCGCTTGATGAATACCGCAAATAACAGGACTTACAACCCTCCTGGTTCAATATATTCTTTAAGTGAAAATGAATGGGATTTTAACAATGGCGTGGGTAACTCTACTGCTTCTTTAGATAGTAACCACTTTGGATATCTTTGGTCTAGAGCGCCAGGTTTTTTTGATGTTGTCCATTATACTAATTCGACTTCTGGTGCAAATTTAGCCCACAGTCTAGGTGTTGCTCCAGAAATGATATGGGTAAAGTCTAAAGGGTATACATACCAATGGTGGATGTATCATAAAGGTTTGAATGGCGGGACTAATCCAGAAGAGTATTATATTCCATTAAGCAACCCGGGTGGTGAAACAAAGCAAAGCAACGTATGGAATGATACTGCGCCCACTTCCAGTGTTTTTACTGTTGGCGCTAGCCCTAATACTGGGTCAAGTGGAAATCCCTATGTTGCATATTTATTTGCAACACTCGCAGGTATATCCAAGGTGGGAAGCTATACTGGGGATGGAACCACAGATGGTTCTAAAGTAATAGACTGTGGGTTTACCAACGGTGCCAAAATGGTACTAATTCGACCACTCCCTGGCTTTGGTTGTTACGTTTTTGATAGCGTGAGAGGAATTGCTTCTGGGTCAAATGATCCTATGACCGCTATAAACACTCAAAACGCTCAGACTACTAATCAAAATTTTCTAGGAACAAATTCTAGTGGTTTCACCGTAAAGAACTCTAACGTTAATACCAACGGCACTGGTTATTTGTTTTATGCAGTTGCAATTTAATCAAGCTCATATGAAAGGATCAATCAAATGGGTAACTATAGGGACAAAACAACAGGCGAAGTAAAGAGTCAGGGAGAGTGGAGAGCGGCACACCCGAACGTTTCAATGCCTAAAGTATGGAACGAAAGCACACTTGCAGCATTAAATTTAGACCCTGTGCTTGAGACGGCGATGCCCACTGAAGGTGTAGGAGCATATCAAAATGCTATAAAAAATGGTGTTGAGCAAAACTCTGACGGTGATTGGGTAGAGGCTTGGCAAATCGTTAATATGTTTGCTGATATTGAAGGTGGACAAACTAAAGCTGAACAAGAAGCAGCATATCAAACAATGCTAGATACTAACGCAGCAGAAGAGAATAGAGCAAAAAGAAATAGTTTGCTTACTGAAACAGACTTCTACGCTTTGTCTGACGTTACTATGTCAACTGAAATGACAACGTACAGGCAAGCTTTAAGAGATTTACCCACGCATTCTAATTGGCCTCATTTATCAGATAGCGACTGGCCTACTAAACCATAAGTTCAATTGAACTAATTAAGGATTAAAATGCCATTAACTAAACTACAGTTCCAACCAGGGATAAACAAAGAAACAACTTCATATAGTAATGAGGGTGGTTGGTTTGATATGGACAAGGTCCGTTTTCGAGCAGGTTATCCTGAGAAGATTGGTGGATGGACAAAGATAGGATACAATTCTTTTCTGGGGTCTTGTCGTGCTTTGCATCCATGGAGAACCATATCTCTGGATAACTATCTAGGGCTTGGCACAAGTGAAAAATATTATATAGAGAGTGGTCAGGGTTACTATGATATTACACCCATAAGGTTAAACCAACCACCTAATAAGAGTGTTACTGTAAGTGTAAGCGGATTCTCTGCAACTGGCGAAGTTGGAACTCCTGAAATATTGCTAGATCTAAATGACGTTTCAGGTCAGGAAGCAACAGGTCAAGTTGGTCGAGTAGGTATCCGAACTAACGATGATGTCATGGTTATAGTTCCTGATGGGTTTGTAGAACAAAACGAAATTCTTTTTGCAACAGGTCAAGTTGGTCAAGTAACAGTTGGTGGGGATTTAAATACAACTGTAAATGTAGAAGGTGTTTCTGCAACAGCAACAGTCTCCGATCCAGTAATCGGTATAACTACCTTTGTTCCTGTGATTACTTTTTCTGCAACCAACGGTTCAAATGTGATTACAGTTTCACATGTAGGCCATGGCGCTGTATCAAAAGACTTTGTAACTTTCTCTGAGGTGGCCTCTCTTGGTGGCAACATCACAGCAGCGATACTAAATCAAGAGTATGAAATAAACGAAATTGTTAATGACGATTCATATAAAATTATTGCAAGGCAAGTAGCTTCAGTTGCTGAGATTACTGTAGATGGAGTCTACACTCCTACGGCGGTTACAGCCAACTCTTCCGATACGGGGGATGGGGGAATCCTTGTTACGGGTGCGTATCAAATCAATAATGGACTTGAGACATCTGTTTTTGGAAATGGATGGGGTGCGGGTACTTGGTCACGAGGAAACTGGGGATCATCAGCGACTGTAAATCTTCTATCAGATACATTGCGTTTATGGACACATGATAATTTTGGTGAAGATTTAATTATAAATGTACACAATGGTGGTATCTTTTATTGGGATGCATCCTTATCCACACCCTTATCAAATAGAGCAGTTGCTCTGACATCTTTGACGGGCGCTAGTAACCCTCCTACTGTTGCCGCAAAAATTCTTGTTTCTGATGTAGATAGACATGTCCTTGCTTTTGGGTGCAATCCTCTAGGCAGTTCAACACAAGATCCTTTGCTAATAAGATTTTCTGATCAGGAGAATGCAGCAGATTGGACACCCACTACAACTAATACAGCAGGAGATTTGCTTGTTGGGTCTGGATCTAGGATTGTCACTGCTACCGAAACAAAACAGCAGACACTTGTTTTTACGGATGTTTCGGTTCATGCGCTACAGTTCCTTGGGCCACCGTTTACATTTGGAATAACAATGCTTTCTGAAAACATTACGATAGCAAGTCCAAATTCTGTAATTTCTATAGAAGATAATGTTTACTGGATGGGTAAGAACGAGTTTTATGTTTATACAGGCCGTGTTCAAAAGCTGCCTTGTACAGTAAAAGATTATGTATTTAGCGATTATAATGAAGAACAAGCTGAAAAGGTGTTTGCTTCTTCAAATACTGCGTATTCAGAGGTTTGGTGGTTTTACCCCTCATCAAGTAGCTCTACTATAGATCGGTATGTTGTTTACAATTACGCTCAAAACATATGGTATTATGGAACTTTAGTAAGAACTGCTTGGGTTGATAGGGGCATTCAGGATTATCCAGTAGCCGCAGGATTAGACGGGTATTTATACTACCACGAGAATGGCTTTGATGATGGAAGTACAAGCCCTGCTTCTGCTGTATCTTCATACATTGAGTCCAGTCAGTTCGATATAGGAGATGGCAACAACTTTTCTTTTGTTAGCAAGTTAATACCTGATATTACATTTAGAAATTCATCAGCTTCTACACCTAGCGTAACGTTTACGATGAAAGCTAGAAACTTTCCTGGGGGTAACTACTTACAAACAGATGATGAAGCAGTAACTAAAACAGCCTCTGTTCCTGTAGAACAGTTTACTAACCAGAATTTTGTAAGGCTTCGTGGGAGATCTATGGCATTGCGTATAGAGTCTTCTGAAACAGGTATGAGTTGGAGACTTGGTTCTCCTCGTATAGATGTAAGACAGGATGGAAGAAGGTAATGTCAACTAGAGGTGTACCCGCTCCGTACTTTCCTTCACCCCCACAGGGGTATGATCCGACATACTTTGCGGAAATAATGCGTTCTTTTTCTTTATATATACAACAAGCACAAAACCCAGGAACTGCTGTATTTAACACTTTAAACTTGTTAAATCTGCCAACACATGCAGATAATGCGTCAGCTATTAGTGGTGGTTTAGAGATAAATGATGTATATAAAACTTCAACTGGTGAATTAAGGATAGTGATATGAGCGACGAAACAATTATAACAATGCCTGATGGTGGCAAGTGGAAGCCTTCAAGCTCTGTTGACACATTGCAATGCCATCATTGTGATAACCTAGTAGACACACCAGAAGAAGTTGCCTCGTATCCAGATGGGAATTGCCCTGACTGCGGAGAGTCATGGACAGGAGAAACTAAACGGCACACTAAGATTACAGTGACAATGCCAGAATCAGCAGGTGGAGGTACTTTGTAATGCCTGAAGCAAGTGTAAATCCAACTAATCCAAACCCAAAAAATCCAAGACCAACATCAAGTCCAAGACCTCGTTCAAGACCAGAAAGGTCTCTTGGTGATAGAATGAGGAGTGGTATTAGGTCTATTGCAGATAGATTAAATTTAACTGGCCCACCCACTCAAGGAGCATTAGATTTTAGAGATAAAATTAATAAAAGAGAAAGCCTTGGAAGAAGAATTAAGCGGCAAAGACGAGAGGCAGAAGCGGCAGCGGCAGAAGACGCAATGCAACCAGAAGCTCCTGTTACACCACCAGAGGCAGGGATTCCTTCTTTACGGGTAACTCCTGAAATGCGTAGGGCAGCGTTAGAAATCTTTGAATCTCAGCAAGGCGCAGGTCAAATGCCTTACTATATGGCAGCAGCTCGTAACGCTCAGAATCCTAATATGAGTCCTGCATTTCAATATGCAGCTCAGAACTACGATGTTCTTGGTGGCGCACAACGCCTTGCCCCTCGTCCTATGGAGATGATGAGCGTAGCAGAGCGACAGCAAATCAACAGGATGGCAGAAGGGATGCTCCCTCAACCCATGCCAATGCCTTCACCACAACAAGAGTATCAACAAGGTATGGATATGATTATGCGTGGTGGTAAGGGTGGCCCTCGTACTGGACTTCAACTGCCGCCAGGAATGGTGGGCTTGCCTCGTGATCCATACCAAATGGGTAGACCACAGCAGCCTCCGTCACAATTTTCTCCTTTTACAAACATGCTTGCTGCTAGGTTTGGTGGGTTTGGAGGTCAGTAATGCCTGCTACTGTATTAGATGATTGGAAAGTTTTACCACGTCTTATGATGTTGGCAGTTACTATTCTTACATACCAAGCAGTGCATTGGTTTATGAGTTTACCTGATCCATCTGTTGCACAGAGTGGTCTCGTATCTGTGTGCATGGGTGCTTTGACGGGATGTTTTGGTATCTGGATGGGTAAAGAATCTACCGCTGCAAAGAAAAAAGTTGAAGAGGAATTAGTATGATTGCTCAGATGATAGGGCCGATAGCCGAACTTGCAGGTGGGTGGCTCAAAGGTAAAGCAGATGCAAATGCCGCAAACGCAAAACTCAAGCTAACAGAGGCGGAAGCGAAAGCGAAAATAATGCTCTCGAAAGAGACATCAATCGCTGACTGGGAGCGCATCATGGCAGAGGGTTCTAAGTCTAGTTGGAAGGACGAATGGTTTGTAATTATTTTAAGTATTCCATTAATTTTATGTTGGATTCCAGGTGCAGAGGGTTGGGTTGATCGTGGTTTTGAACAGCTTTCTAAAGCGCCAGACTGGTATTTTTATAGTCTTGGAATTGCAATTTCAGCCTCTTTTGGAATACGTGGGGCAACAGCTTTCTTTAAGAGGAGATAATGACAGATTTAAAAATACCTGTTGCTCTTGTCTTGAGCTACTTAACGCAGACGTAAATGATTTGTGGCACTTTTGTACTTTTACAGAAAACAAATGGGCGGAGAGTTACACCTCTGACATGGTATATGAGCGTGTCTGTGGATCAAAGGAGTTTGTAAATGAGTGAAGCATTAAAAACACTACAAGAAAAGATAGGAGCCACACCTGATGGTGCGTTTGGCCCCAACACTGCAAAGAAGATTTGTCATCACTATGCTTTGAATCCAGAGCGTGGAGCACATTTTTTAGGTCAGCTTGTTCATGAAAGTGGTACATTTAGATATGTAGAAGAAAATTTAAACTACAGCAAAGAGTCTATACTAGCAGTATTTGGTAAATACTTTAAAACAGAGAGCGATGCCGAAAGCTGTGCACGTAACCCACAAGCTCTTGCTGACCGCGTATACGGTGACAGGATGCAAAATGACGGTCAAGGATGGTTATTTCGGGGACGTGGATTTTTACAATGTACGGGAAAAATGAACTATTCTCAGTTTGCAGCAGACATGGATCTACCAGAAATTATGAAAGACCCTGATCTTGTGGCTACAAAATATCCTATGGAGTCAGCTATTTGGTTCTTTCACAGAAACAAGTTGTGGGAAATATGTGATGAAGGTGTTAATGATGAGGTAATCAAAAAGATTACTAAAAGAGTAAACGGTGGTTATAATGGTTTAAAGCACCGTAAAGAAGAGACTAAGAAGATATATAGTTGGCTAGACGATTGAGATAATAAATGTTAAAGTTCAATAGAACTTCTGGAGATTAGTATGGTTCTTCCACTTTTATTTAGCATGGGTCTACCTGCATTGGCAGGGTCAGGCGCTCTTGGGGCTACTTTAGGAGCCATGTCAGTACCTGCATTGGCAGGGATAGGAGCAGGATTAGGATCATTTGTGCAGACAGGTGACATAGGTAAAGGCATACAGACAGGACTTGCTTCTTTTCTAGGTGGTAAAGTATTAGGTGGATTATCTGGGTCAACGAGCGCAGCGGCTCAAGGAGCTGTACAAGGAGCGCCTGCCGCAGCAGCACCAACAGGTAGCTTTCTTCAAGCCGCGCCAGGTCAAATGGCGACAGATATTGCATCTCAAGGAGCAACAGGTTTAGGTGCTAAGTTGTTGGGACCAGAACTAGCGACAAAACCTTTCTTTGACTCTACTATCGGAGGTGCAGTTGGGTTGGGACAGCAAGCATTTATGCCTGCTATGATAGGTCAGACGATGACTGACGCTCAAATGATGCAAGAAGAGTACAAGAATCGCGCTGCGGATGACGGCAAAGACACACGTCCACCTATGCCAAATCCAATGGTGAGAACACTAAACCCAGACCCACATGCCTCTGGTGGAGGAGAAGGTCTCTACTTTCAGTATCAAAGAAGACCCAGAATGGACGGCACACAGCCAGAATACCCATACTACTATGCAGATGGTGGTATAATGTCTCTTGCAGAGGGTGGTGAAGTTGAAGTCGATGAGATGATGGAAGAGAATGGCATGAACGAGAAAGATGTCATTGTTGAATCTATAAAAGCAATTAAAGGAATGTCTGAGCAACCTGAAATAGTCTTGGCTATGTTTGTTCAGAAGTACGGCGAGGAAGCACTACGCGATCTTGTCGGGCGAGTGCAGTCGGGAGAGTTTGATGAGACCGTAGCTCGTTTTGAAGAAGGTGATAAAGGAATGGTGAAAGGCCCAGGAGATGGCTCTGGGGTTGATGATATGGTTCCTGCAACACTAGAAGGAGGGCAAGATGTTCTCTTGTCTGACGGAGAGTTCGTTTTGAGAAAGAAGACTACTGATGCTCTGGAGAAGGCATATGGTGGTGGATTTCTTGATGTTGTTAACCGTGCCGAAGAGGATGCTCCAAAGAAACTTGAACAAATGGTGGGATAGTGAAAGTAAGCTTAGTGCCTCAAGAGGCAGTGGGTCATATATGGAAGGAAGTTGATAGGGTATTAAAGAAGAGCGTAGCCACAGTAAAAGATAAATCAGATATGATTGACATTTTAGACGGCATTTACGATGGCACTTACGTTCTTTGGGTTGTAATGGATAAAAATGACAGCATAGTAGCTGCATTTACCACTAGACTTATAATATACCCACAACGGAAAGCATTGGCCTTAGATTGGGTAGGCGGAACGCAAATGAAAGAATGGTCTGACGATTTAATAGAGACTATGAAGCGTTACGCAAATGAGTTAGGATGTAGTCATTTAGAGGGCTACGGAAGAAAAGGTTGGGGTAGAGCGTTGAAACAGTATGGGTTTTATCCTGAATACATAGCTTACCGAATGGAGTTGTAAGATGGGAAAAGGCAAACAAGCACCCGCAGATTCAACAATGCGCCAAACAAATTTACCTGAGTATGCTGACCCATACTTCCGCAGGTTGCTTCAAGGTGCTGAAGAAGCATCTATGCCTTTTGATCCCGTAACAGGTCAGTCAACATATATGCCGTATCAGGGTGAACGTCTTGCTCCATCTTCTATGTATGGTGACATCCAAGGCTCTCGTGCCATGACACGCGGCATCGCTCAGTCAGGTATCGCAGGTATGGGCGAGGCTATGGGTGCACAACGTGCAGGAATGGCGGCTCAACAAGAAGGTATGGGTGCTCAACGTGAAGGCATGGATGTTACTCGTAGAGGTATTGGTTACACAGAAGAGGGTATTGGTAATCTTCGTGACATAGGTCAGTATGATACTGGCAGGTTTGATCCATATTCACAGTTTCGTATGGCAAACTACAATCAGTTTGGCTTTCAACAGCCAGAGCGTTTTGGCGGTATGGCGGCTGCTCAGTACATGTCTCCTTATATGGATGCAGTGGTTGATGAGCAGAAGCGCGGTGCTATGCAAGACTTTCGACGACAGCAGGCAGGCAGAGATGCCGCCGCAGTACAAGCAGGTGCATTTGGTGGCTCACGTCAGGCAGTAGGCGACTATCTTTCTGAAGAAGGTCTAATGGATACTCTTGGCGGTATAGAAGCTACAGGTAGACAGCAGGCTTTCCAACAAGCGGCACAACAGTTTGGCGCTGATAGAGAAGCACGTATGCAAGCAGAGCGACAACAAGCAGCAGAACTTTCTAGAGTGCAAGCAGGTCGTGCAGGTGAGATGGGTCGTGTGCAAGGCGCAGAAGCATCTGAACTTGGTCGCATACAGTCAGCGTTAGAACAGTCTCGTCAATTTGGAGCAGGTCAAGCCCTTGCCGCAGAACAGGCTGCAATGCGGGGAGCAGGTCAGCTAAATACATTTGCTCAAGGTCTTGGCGGTCTTGGCATGAATGTTGGTCGGCTTGGCATGAATGTAGGATCTCTTGGTCAAAGCCTTGCAGGTCTAGGAGAACGTCAACGCGCAGCCGATATACAAGGTGCGCAGTTACTTGAGTCTGTAGGGCGTGACATTAGAGCAGAGGATCAGGGCAGGCTTGATCTCGCTTACGAAGATTTTCAACGTCAACGTGATTATCCAATGCGTCAATATGAGAGATTTGCAGGACTGTTACGTGGTATACCTGTGACTCCTAACATAGAACAACAACGTATGGTTAACTATAATCCAATACAACAGGCACTTGGTGCAGGTATATCGGCACTTGGACTATATAGAGGTCTAACATAATGAATATATTAGAGCTTCAGGACAATCTTAAAGATGTATCAGACGATGTGTTGATGAAAGAGATGCAGATGCCTTCAGGCAATGCACCCCAGTTTCTTATCCTGAGTGAGCTAAAACGCCGTAAGCGTATGCGTGATGACTTGCAACGTCGAGAAGCAGCTAATATGCAGACTGTAGCAGAAGAAACCATAACCGCAGCAGGTATGCCACAAGAAGGTATTATGGGCGCAGCACGAGCAATGGCACCAGAAAGTTCAATTGCACAAAACACAGGCATAGATACGGCTATGCCAATGCAGCCAACTCAAGCACCACAGCAACCACAGATGGCAGCAGATGGCGGCATCATGAAGTTACAGGGTGGTGGCTTATCTAGTATTTCTAGTAGAGTAGAAGATTTTATGCCTAAAATTGGTGGGCCTCACGACGACGAT